ATCAGTTCTATGACAATGCACAACCTTTTGATCCACTATCAGTAAAAACAATGGTTCTAACAAAGAATGAAATCCTACACATTCCTATGTTTAGACTACCTGGTCAATTACTTGGACTTGGTCCAATTGCGGCAGCTCGCATAACTTTAGGATCAGCTATGGCTGCAGAAGTTTATGCAGCAAGTTACTTTGGAAATGCAGCAAATCCTGGTGGAGTTATTGAATCTCCAGGTGAAATGACTGAAGAACAGGCTGCTGACATTGCTCGCAACTGGAATATGTCACACACAGGACCTTATCGTGCTGGAAAGCTTGGCATTTTAACTAGCGGAGCAACATTCAAACCACTTACTCTTAATGCTGCAGATGCACAACTTCTAGAAGTACGTAGATTTGGTGTAGAAGAAATTGCTAGACTATTCCGTGTTCCTGTATCTTTACTAGGTCACCCTGTTGCTGGCGCAATGTCATTTGCATCTGTTGAAGCTCAGAACTTATCATTTGTACAGCATTCTTTGCGTCCTTTACTAGAAAGATTAGAGCAAGCACTCTCACCTTTACTTCCTGAATCCGATGGATTTATTAAGTTTAACCTAGATGCGTTACTACGTGGAACAACATTAGAACGCTATGATGCCTATACAAAGGGTTTACGCGAAGGCTTCTTAAGCCTAAATGATGTCCGTTATGTAGAAGATCTTGCACCTCTTGGAGAGTCTGGAGATCAATACAGAGTTCCACTGCAAAATATTGATGCAGCAGACGCAAAAGATGTTGGCTTAAACCTACGTGCCGACATTGCAGCCAAGTTAATTCAAGTAGGTTTTGATCCACAATCAGTAATTGAAGCTGTTGGTTTACCTGATATGAATCACACAGGTTTGCCTTCAAATCAATTGCAACCAATTTCAACAATCGATCCAACGGATCCCAAAGCGGCATACGAGGTGGAGTAGTGTTGAATGAAGAGAAAGAGTCAAGGAGCAAAATGAAAAAAATCGAACGGCGCACATATACTGTGCAAGATGTTGAAACTCGGGCAGATGACGATGGAAAGCTACGCTTGTCAGGATATGCAGCAAAGTTTGATAGTCCTAGCGTACCACTTCCGTTTATAGAGACTATTGCTCAAGGTGCTTTTAGAAAAACACTAACAGAAATCCCAGATGTTAGATTGTTAGTTAACCATGATGGACTTCCATTAGCCCGTACTAAAAATGGTACTATGACGCTAACCGAAGATGATATTGGATTAAGATTTGATGCTGAACTAGCAGATACACAAGAAGCAAAAGACTTGCATGCTTTAATTGCCAGAGGCGATGTTGATCAAATGAGTTTTGCATTCCGTGTTATTAGACAAAAATGGAATGAAGACCGCACGATGCGTACCTTGACAGAGGTATCATTAGCAGATGGTGATGTTTCAGTAGTTACCTATCCAGCTTACCCAGCCACTTCAGTAGAAGCCCGTGAGCATCTAAAAAATGCTATCACAGCTGTTAAAGAAGGAAGAGAAGTATCTGGAGATTCTTTAATAGTCCTAAAAACTATTTTTGAAGATCTAAGTGAAGGCCATGACTATGTAATGAAGTCAGTAGAACTAATGGCTCAACTATTAGGAAATCAAGAAGTAGATATGGAAGATGTTGTTGAAGATGCAACTTATATGGACGATGAAGAAGAAAAAAGTCCAATAGAAGAAGTTTCTGTGCCAAGATCTATATCTCTTCGTTTAGCAAAAGCAATTATAAATAACACAAAATAATATTCTGTTAGCAGATAGTTAACAGATACCGAAGTCGGAGCGAGACTCACACCCCAAAAGCGCCGTGATGCTTATCGCCACCACCTCGACCAAACTCATAAGGAGCAGAATACAATGTCATACCTTGACAAAGTAATCGAGCGCCGTGATGCAGTTAAGGTAGAAATGGATACAGTTCTTGAAGCAGTTGCTGCTGAAGAACGTACCGACCTTACTGCAGAGGAGACCGAGAAGGTTGACGCTCTTGTAGAAGAGTCACGTTCACTCGATGCAAAAATCGAAAAGCTAAAGACACAGGCTGATGCAGACGTAAAAGCTGCAGAAATCCGTGCATCAGTTGCACCAGTTGCAACTCCAGTAGGTGGCGCTCGCGTTATCTCTGAAGTACGTACATACACACCAGAAGCAGAAGCATCATTCGTGAAGGATGCGTACAACGCACAATTCAAGAACGATTTTGCTGCATCTGAGCGTCTTGCACGCCACATGCGTGAAGAATCAGTTGAAAACCGCGCAGTTGCTACTGGCAACTTTGATGGTCTTGTGGTACCACAGTACCTAACAGATCTAGCTGCACCATACGCACGTGCTGGCCGTCCATTCTTGGATGCTGCTACAAACAAGCATGCGCTACCTGCAAGCGGAATGACACTGAACATCAGCCGCATGACAACAGGCACAACAACTGCAATCCAAGCAACAGAAAACGCTACAGTATCTAACACAGATGCTGATGACACACTATTGACTATCAATGTGCGTACAGTTGCAGGACAACAGGACATCTCACGCCAAGCAATCGAGCGCGGTACAGGAATTGATCAGTTTATTCTTGCAGACCTCATTCGTTCATGGCACACAACACTCGATAACCAGTGCCTAAATGGTGCAGGTACATCAGGAACAGTTCTTGGTCTTGATGCATCTGGTGGAAATGCAATCACTTACACATCTTCATCTCCAACAGTTCAGCTTCTTTACCCAAAGCTTGCTGATGCTGTACAACAGATTCAGACAACTGCATTTCAGCAACCAACACATTGGATCATGCACCCACGCCGCCTAGCTTACTTGCTAGCTGCAGTTGATTCATCTAACCGTCCACTTGTTGTTCCAACAGCTGGCGGTCCAATGAACGCAATCGCATCTGGCGCAGGAGCAGTATCATACGGTAACTCAGGTTACTCATTGATGGGTCTTCCAATTGTTACTGATGCAAACGTTGTTACAAACGCAGGTGCTGGTACTAACCAGGACAAGATCTATTGCGTTGCTGCACCTGAAATGCACCTTTGGGAGCAACCAGGTTCACCATTTGCATTGAACTTTGATGCAACTTCCGCTGGTAGTTTGACAATCAAGTCTGTTGTCTATGGCTATGCAGCATTCTCAGCAGGTCGTTACCCAGCAGCTGCCTCGATTATCTCAGGCACAGGTTTGGTCGCGCCAACTTTCTAAGCTTAGCTTAGAACAATAGTGTGAGACCGGTAAGACTCCCCCGACTTACCGGTCTCACACCTTAAAACGGGGTGATTATGAAACTAAAATTATTTAAGAAGAAGCAAACAGCAACGGCTTTGCCCGATTTAGAAAGGGCAATGCAGCCTAAATCAGAGAAAAGGATAACGCATGGCACTAACAAACGCCTACTGCACCCTATCGGATGTCAAGAATGCTCTTGCAATCGAGGACATCAATGATGATCTAGCTATTGAAGCCGCAATTGCTGCTGCATGCAGAATGATTGATGACTACACCGGTAGATTTTTTTACAAAGACGGCACAACTGCCGCACCTGTAATTCGTTACTACACACCAAATGACTGGTGGATCTGTAATCTAGATGACTTTGTTTCAATTAGTCAAATTGCAACAGATGAGAACTTTGATCGCAGTTATACAACAATCTGGGCATCTACCGATTACATGGTTGAACCCATTAATAACCCACGTAGAGGTTGGCCATACACGCGAATTTTAGCCGTTGATCGATACCTTTTCCCTCGTTTATATCCTCAGACTGTAAAAGTAACAGGAGTATGGGGATGGTCTGCAGTACCTTCAGAGATCAATTTGGCCGCACGTTTACAAGCATCTAGACTGTTTATCCGCAAGCAATCACCATTTGGAGTTGCTGGTTCTGTTGATATGGGAACCGTAAGACTGACTTCTAGATTAGATCCTGATGTCGAAGCATTGATTCGTCCACTTAAGAAGTTAAACGGAGTTGCATACTAATGCTACCAAGTCAAGTCCGAGAAGGATTAAAAACTAATCTTCAAGAAATAGAAGGTCTTAGAGTTTATGATTTAGTACCTGATGTGATAGTTCCACCATGTGCAATAATTGGTCAGTTAGATCTTACTTTTGATCTTAACAATGCTCGTGGTTTAGATCAAGCAAATGTAGACGTAATGGTTATTGTCCAGAGATTTTCAGAGCGAACAGGTCAAGATAAACTAGACAAATACCTTTCTGGTTCAGGTGATTATTCAATAAAAGCAGCAATTGAATCAGATCGTACTCTTGGTGGAGTTGTTGATACACTTAGAGTTACTGCGGCTCAATCAGGAGTATACCAAACTGCTGATGTTGAATACCTATCATACCGATACCAAGTAACAATATATGGAGATGGAGTATAATGCAATATACAATTACGTCAGATATTTTTGTAATGTCTGCAAAGAAAAAAGGCGATCAGGTCGCTGAAAAAGAATTGCTAGAAGCTGGACTCAATATCGCTGCGCTTGTCAGCGGTGGGCACCTATCAAGCAATAGCCCCGTTAAAACACAAGCAGAAGGAGCCGAATAATGGCCCGGATAGTCCTCACAAACGCGTACATCACAGTCAATGGCGTAAATCTTTCAGATCATATTGCTAGCGTTACGTTAACAACAAACACAGATGTTGTCGAAACAACAGCATTTGGTGCAACAGCACGGACAAGAATAAGTGGTTTGTTTGATAACTCTGTAGCACTTGAATTTCATCAAGACTATGCTGCATCAAGTGTAGAAGCAACAATTTATCCTCTTGTAGGAGCTGCTCCAACAGCGGTAGTAGTTAAGCCAAATGGCGCAACAACTTCTGCAACAAATCCAGCATATTCATTTAATGCTTTGGTTTCAGAATGGACTCCTCTAAATGGCGCTGTTGGTGAACTTGCCACTGCATCAGTTACTTGGACAATTGATGGTGCAATCTCAAAGGCGGTAGCATAAATGGCCCGTATAGTTTTAACTAACGTAGTAGTAACTTTTGGTGCAACAGATATTTCCAGTTATGTTACTTCAGTGACTTTAGGATCAACTTACGATGTAGTTGAAACTACAGCTTTTGGTAACACTGCACGCACACGAGTTGCTGGCCTTGCTGATAACAGCGTAGCATTAGAGTTTAATCAAGACTATGCTGCAAGTGCATTAGAATCAGTTATCTATCCAACTCTAGGTACAGCAGTATCAATAACGGTCAAACCAGTTGCAGGAGCAGTAACTACTGCAAATCCAGCATACAGTTTCAGCGCTTTGGTTTCTGAATGGACTCCACTTAATGGAGCAGTCGGAGAACTAGCAACCGCATCGGTCACATGGCCGATTAGCGGAGTAATTACAAAAACAACATCATAATCCAATAGGGGGAAAATCATGGATGGTCTAGGAATCAAAGTAAAAACAATTGATGGCAATGAAGTTACTTACAAACTAACTCCTCGTGTCATTGTTGCATTTGAGCAGCAATATGGCAAAGGAATGCCTAAGTTGCTTGGTGAAGAACAAAAGATCGAACACGTTTATTGGTTAGCATGGAAGTGTATGCAATCCAATGGAGTTGTGGTAAAACCATTTGGTCCGGAATTCTTAGATACAATTGCAACTGCTGAATTGGACTCAGATGATTCTTTCGGATCCACCGAGACAGCCTAACCTACAACGTAGCGGCTATCTCGGTGGAAACCGGTATTTCACCCATAGATCTAATAGATGCGCCTGAAGGAATACTTGAGGCCATTACTATTTATCTTAAAGAGCGAGCAAAAGGTAAATAATTGGAAGAAGACACACGGATCATTTTAACAGGCATTGAGCCAACTATTCGAGCTCTTAAAGAGTTTGATAAGAAGGCTGTTGCTAAGTTTAACAAAATAGTTAATACTGAGTTAAATAACGCCGAAGGTGCTGCTCATCGTTTAGTTGATAGTATTCAAAGCAGAACAACAAATACTCCAATGCGTAACTGGAGACCAACTGCAGCCGTAAGTGGAAGAACTTGGGGAGGTGCTGGTTGGCCTGCTTGGGATCCTAATACAATTAAAGCTGGAATCACTGTATCAAAAGCACAAAGGCGTACCCACAAAGATTACACAACTAACGCCGGTGCTTTGCTTAATACTTCTGATGCTGGTAAAGTATTTGAACTTTCAGGACGTAACAAAAAGAGTGGATCATTTATTGAACGACTCAATTGGTTTGGCAAAGCTTCTCGTCTTGTTTGGAAAGTTGTAGACAAAGAAAGACCACGCATTGAAAAAGTAGTAGAAAAAGCTTTAGAAGAAGCAAAACGTGAATTACAAACTCATCTTGATTCAGCGGGAAAGGTAGACTAAAATGGCAGTTGGTGCAGTAGTCGCCCGCATTCTTACTCAGTATTCTGATAAAGGCACAAAGGCCGCAGTCAAAGATATTAGTAAGATGGAAAAGAAGTTTGGTGATTTTGCTAATAGAACTGCAAAGAAGTTTGGAATTGCTGCACTTGCTGCAGGAGCTTTTGCCGCAAAGATTGGTTATGATGCTGTTAAAGCAGCAATGGAAGATCAAAAGTCTCAAGTACTTCTTGCTAATTCACTAAGAAATACTGTAGGAGCAACTGACTCTGCTATTGCAGCAACTGAAAAATACATTGGCGCAATGCAAGCAGAGTTTGGCTTTGCTGATGATCAACTTCGTCCTGCTCTTGCTGGACTAGCTGCCGTAACCGGTGATGTTTCTAAAGCTCAGTCTTTACTCGGCGTTTCAATGGATATTGCAAGAGCAAAAACCATTGACTTAGATGCTGCTTCTAAACTTGTTGCTAAAGCTTACGGTGGCAACATTGGCGCTCTTAAAAAGTTATTCCCACAAATCTCTGCAGCAACTGTTAAATCAAAAGACTTTGCAGCAGCAATGCGTGAGATCTCTGGTGAAACAAAAGGCGCAGCAGCTGCAGCAGCTAATACATTTGCTGGACAAATGGAAAGAATTAAACTTGCATTTGGTGAAGCATCAGAGTCTTTAGGTTATAAGTTAATACCGCAACTAAAATCATTTGCGGATCTAATTATTAACAAAGCCATTCCTGCTATTCAAAAGTTTGTAGATGAAAATGGCGATAAGATTGCAGCAGGATTTAAGACTTCTATTGCCTATGGGATAGCATTTGCTAAGTTAATGTACGACATGTTTAGCTTTGTTGCTCGTAATATTAAAGTATTTGCAACTCTTGGTGCAGTTATTATTGCTGCATTCATGGGAGCCAAAGTTGCAGGAGCAGTAACAGCTTTAATTACTGGAATTCAAGCAATTATTAAGGTTATGAAAGCACTTCGTACAGTTTCACTTGCTTCTGCCGCAGCAACTGCATTAGCAACAGGTGGTATTTCAGCAGCAGCTGGAGCAGCTGCATTTGGTGTTGCGCTAATTGGTATGGGTATTGCCGCAAACAAGTTTAATAAGGATTCAGATAAAGCTGCTGACTCATTAGGCAAGTTTGATTATAATGCTAAAGGTTTTACTACAACAGCATCAGATTACACTAAAGGCATTGAAGGCATGACAGGTGCAACAAATGGTCTTGCTACAGCAACAACTGACGCAGCAAAAGCAAGTAAATTATTATTATTGTTGCAAAGTAAGTTTGGACTAAAGGGACTTAAAGAAACTGATCCAGTTACTCTTGAAGCAATTAGAAAGAATCAGGTTAAGCAACAAAAACTTGGTATATCAAGTCCAACTATTTCATTACTAGCATCTGCTGGACATGGAAACATTGCTAAAAACACAACATCAAATGGCGGAAATATTACTGTAAATGTTGCTGGTTCAGTTGTTTCACAAGGTGATCTTGTTAATGGCATTAAAAATGGACTTGCAACTCTTATGCGACGCCGAACCGGCAGTCAGTTTGCGGTACTATAATGCCAACTAATGCACCGACGCTTACGGTTTCTTTTAGCAATGGTGGTGCTTATACAGCAGTTAGCGCGGATCTTTTGTTATCTGTTGACATCCGTCGAGGTCGTCAATATCAAAATGATTTCCTGGAATCAGGAACTGCTGATGTAGTTCTTAATAATCAATCTGGAGCGTTTGATCCGAGCAACACATCAAGTCCATGGTATGGCATTTTAATTGCTGGTATGCAAGTAAAGATCCAAGGCAATGCAACAACTATTTATACAGGTTATTTAGAAAACAATGAAGTAAACCAAGGCATCTACCCTACAGTTTCATTGACATTTGTTGACGGTCTTGCACAAATTGCAAAGGCAATTGCACCTGCTCTTGCAACTAGCGGTTACTCAGAAACTGCAGCATTAAGAGCAGCAAGAGCACTTGATCTTGCCGAGTGGACTGGTGCACGTAGTCTTACAGGTACTACGGTAATGCAAAAGACAAAACAAAACATGAGTTGTCTTGAAATGTTAGAACAATGCGCTAACTGCATTGGCGGACGTTTCTATGTAAGTCGCACAGGAACAGCAACTCTTGTTCCGCTGTCTAATAAGTTTTCTAGACCAACTCAATTGTTATTTAGTGATCAGGGCGACGCCAATAGCGTAGGATACGACGGAATCATTACAAACCCTGGAACAGATTATGTTTACAATGAAGCAATAGTATTTAGAGGACCTGGCAAAACTCAAAAGACAGCCAAGTATACCGCAAGCGTTTCTACGTATGGACTAAAGTCAAAGAAACTAGATGCTCCCATACTTAATGATGCTTCCGCTGCAAACCTTGCTTTGTATGCCGCACGAAAAGATGCTGATGCAGTTGTATTAGCAGAACAAATTGATTTTACCGCAATAGGCATTGGTAATCTTGCAACAGATATGCTTGAGACTGAATTAAATGATCTTGTGCAAGTAAAACGTCTCACATATGACAATAGAAACATTACTATCAATTGTGTTGTAGAAGGATTAGCTCATTCAATATCAGCAGATAACTGGAGAGTTAGTTACTTCACATCTGTAGTTGATCCGTATACGATTACGATTTAGGGGAAATAATGCCACTTTGTCCACAAATCACAATCACTCCAATTACAGTTACTTCAACTGGAATGACTCAAACATCTATTATTCCTATTGTTGCTGCAACAACAGAACAGACAGACGATCTTCAAATTGAGATCAATACTATTGAAACATCTGTTAACGGAAAAAACCACATCTACCGCCAAGCAACTGCTCCTGATGGAACAGTTTATCCTTTAACTGAAGGTGACGTTTGGTTTGATACCGATGATGGTAACAAACAATACTATTGGACAGGTTTAGCCTGGGTTTCTGTTCAAGATGCTGGAATTGCAGCAGCAGAAGCAGGAGCAGCGGCAGCAGTTTCTGCAGCGGCAGCAGCCTCGGCAGCAGCGGCATCGGCAACCGCAGCAGCTGCAGCGGCAGCGGCGGCGGCAACCGCAGCGCAAACAACAGCCGATGGTAAAAATAAGATTTACAGACAAACAACTATGCCAACTACAGGTCCTTTTACAGAAGGAGATCTTTGGTTTGACACAGATGACGATAACAAGTTTTATCGCTACACAAGTGGTGCATTCTCTGCTTTTTCACTAGGCAATAATGCAATTGCAGATCTTTCTGCCACTAAACTTACAGCTGGAACTATTGATGCTTCTGTGATTACAGTCTCAAACCTTAATGCTGGCAACATCTCAACTGGAGTGCTTAACGCTGATCGTATTCAAGCAGCAAGTATAACTGGAGCAAAACTAGTTGCAGGTACTATTGAAGCTGTTTCAATTGCCGCTGGAACTATTACAGGTGCAAAACTTGCAGTAGGAACCATTGAAGCTGTATCTATTGCAGCTGGGACTATTACTGGAGCAAAAATAGCTGCAGGTACAATCACTGCCTCAAATATTGCAGTTGCAACTATTACAGCAGATCAAATTGCTGGTGCAACAATTACCGCGGATGAAATTGCAGGTGAAACAATTACTGCGGCAGAAATTAAAGCTGACTCAATTACTGTTGATCGTTTAACAGCTGGTACTCTTACTGCATTCACACTAAGAACTTCTTCAGGTGCTCGAAGAGTAACAGTTTCGGCTTCAACTAACTCAATTGCATTTATGGAGTCTAGTTCAACTGTTGGTCATGTTGGTCCTGCTTCTACTAGCGGAATTATTATGCATTATGGATCAACTTTTAATCCAGCTGCAACTACATACCCACAAGCTTATGTTTCATCAGGCAGTGCTCAAATTGCTTATAGTTCAGGTATTTATTGCGAAGTTAGTTCAACAGGCGTTGTTATGAACGGAAATGTTTATACACTAGATGCTTTTTATAATCAAGATTCTTCAACAAGCGCAAACGCAGCCAATACACGTATGGATACAGATGGTCGTACAAGACGAAGTACTGCTTCTAGTGCTCGTTTCAAAGAAAGCATAGTTGATCTTTCTACAGTGGCTGATCTTAATCCAAGTGCTTTGCTTAATTTACCAATTAGAGCTTTTAAGTTTAAGTCAGATTACTTAGATGCAACTGATAATAGATCAGGAATTCTTGTACCTGGACTAATTGCAGAAGAAGTTGCTGAACACTATCCAATTGCTGCAGATCGTGGAGCAGATGGATTAGTCGAGAACTGGAATGAACGATTTGTAATTCCAGGTATGCTTGCTTTGATTCAAGATCTAAATACACGTATCAAAACACTCGAGGGGAACGCAAATGGATGACGCAACAGAACTAGACATCAATGTTGTTATTGCTGTACTAAGAGAGCAGATTGGTCTGCTAGCTCTGGACAAAGCAATGTTGACGGCTAGAGTGGGGGATCTCGAATTAAAACTCAAGGAGAAGAATGACTGTGAATGACTGGGCTGCTTTAATACTTGCGGTCATATCGATACTAGGTTCGTTTGTAATTGCAATACGTTGGCTAGTTAAACACTTTCTAAATGAATTAAAACCGAACGGCGGATCTAGTCTAAAAGATTCTGTTGCAAGATTAGAAACTCAAATGGAATTAGTAATAGCAATGTTAACTCTAGGGGGCAAGGATGAAAAGCCTAAAAGAAATAGCAAGTAGTTATATTGGTTATACTGAAGGCAATAATAACGACACAGTATTCGGCAAGTGGTTTGGATTAAACAATCAACCTTGGTGCGCAATGTCCGCATCTAAGATCTACCATGAAGCCGGTTTAATAAGTCAAGTGGCACCAAAAGCTAGGCCAAAAGGTTATGCTTCGTGTGATGAATGGCTTAAGTATTTAACAAAAAACAATCAGTTAATACCAATCGGACAAGCAAAACAAGGAGATCTTGTTTTCTTTCAGTTTGATGATGATGCTCAACCTGATCATGTAGGAATTGTCCAATGGCACAATACAACTTTAAAGTACCTAAATGTATGGGAAGGCAATACGTCGGACAATAAATCTGGTAGCCAATCTAATGGTGACGGGTTCTATCTAAAACGTAGAAAGTACGATACAATTATGGCAATTGCACGTCCAAAAAACTAAAGGAGTGTCGTGAAACTTAAACTAAAGCACAAAGCAGCAATTAAATCTTACCTAAGAGCAGTTCTTGCATCTGGCATTACCGTCATTCTTGCAATTGTAGCAGACATGAGACCTGAGTATGCAATCCTACTTGGATCTGTTATTGCTCCAATTGTTAAGTCAATTGATCCAAAAGAAAAAGAATTCGGTATAGGAAGTAACTAATGATGAGTTCGGGGGACTTTTCAAAAGCAATCAATGATCTTTTGAATGAACAGACTAAACCACTTTGTACGGTTGGCAAGATCAAACTAGAGTTACTTCCATCTGATGCTGATGCTTTAGAAAACTTAATTCAATCTAAAGTTACTATTATACAAATTGTTAACCTCCTTAGAACACACGGTTTTCAATTAGGAAATACTGTGCTCACAGTCCATCGCAAAAAACAATGCCCGTGTTTTAGGACCCCATGACTCTATCTGACGACGCTAAGAAACTGCAACTAGAAGTAGACGAATCAGTTTCAGATCTTCGTCAGACACTTGTACGAACACAAAAAGAATTATCTAAAGCAAAACAACGTACAGAGGAATTAGTAGAAGCCACAATCCAAGCATGTAAAGATGCAACTTTGGCTTTAGGTCCAATGAAGCCTATTGAAGGTCCAAAGCCTGACAAACGCCGCAAGAGAGCAGAAGTTGCTTTATGGCATTTGACTGAT